CCAATCTCGGTCCTAAACAAGCCAACAGCACCAGCTGGAGTCATTGCCCCATATGCTGCCGTAGATCGTATGTGATTGTTTAAATAGAGTGTCCCAGTAATCGCCGTAGCATTTGAGCAAAAGTATGCATTTTGGTTGCCTGAACCCATAAACGAATATACTAAGACCAATATTCTTTTTCCTGCAACAGCATCGACGATTGTATTTGATCCAACTGTAGCTGCGTCAATTTTGGCGTATTTCATTTGGATTTCATCCTCGTCATACGCTGATAAGGACCAGCCACAAGCTGACGGACCTTCACCAGGGTTTCCATTTTTGTTGTCAGAATATGCAGGTAATCGCCCCAGTTAACAGTCTGACCGTCAACCGTGTAGTTTGGCTTGGGATCAATCGTCGCCTGCCTTATCGCTGCGGCGAGATTGTCTACAGCAGCATCAAGATCACTTTCAGCTGCCATCTTTAAACTCCGTTGCTGTGACGGGTCTTGATTCGTGCAAATGGAAACGAATGCGATATTCGTTCCTTGCTTGCTCTCTCGTATAAGCTTGGATAAACACCCTTGGGAGTCCCATTCCTGAGACTTCCCAAGGGCGCATTACCGGCTGAGATACTTGAGGCTTTTGCTGGGTGGGTTGCATTAGCTCATTACCTCTAATTAGGCATTGTTGTTCTTAACAACGTGCCAAGGTGACCAGATGCTTGGGATACCGCGCTCGTTGGCGAAGTAACTCGCAACGATACCACGATCAAGCATTTCGTACTGGTTAGGTGCAGCCTGCTGAACAGTCAGCGGGTAGTTTTGCATATACTTGAAGCTCTTACCGGCTTCCATCATGAACCACAAGCCATCAGAGTTGGCTTGGTTCAGGTTCAGACCATCCGCTGCAAGAGCGCGCTGCTCAAACAGAGGGCTGGAGAGAATCTGGAACTGACCGGAGTATGGGTTGCTACTTCCGGTGCTGATGTTAAGAACATCGACACTAGACTGGGTAGAGCCTGGGGCAGTACGCCTTTCGGTTCCGCTAGCACCCACTATCAAGTTAGCCGTTGCCAGCTTGGCGGGATTCACCAAGATGGTGTTAGGCGTGATCAGCAGACGCTTGCCAGTATGGGGGTCTTCCATACGGGTGAAAAGTAGGACGGTCGATTGGAGCGAGGTCCAGTCGATCAGCTGGTTGGTATGGGAGTTCAGAACACCCAGGGTCCGGCTGGTTTGATAGGTGTTGTAACTCGTACCGTTGTAGATGAAGGAGTTATTCACACCGATTATAGTGTCGATAACTTCCAACTCTTTGCGGTATGCAAGCTCAAGACCAACATTGCTAGCCTGTTGGAGAATCTGACCAGTCAGGTCAAAGAACACCGTTTCTTTCAGCACATCGATGGCGAGTGCGTTTTCACGGGTCTCTGGAGTCTGAATCCAACGCTCACCGAACTGTGCCCTGGTGTGGGTTTCACCGGGGGCGCGTTTGCGACCACGGTCACCAATGTTCTGAACGCCGATGATCTTCTGACCGTTAAGCTTGGTAGCCTCGACGGGCATCAGACGATCAGCAATCAGGGCAGGGTTCTGGAAGGCTTCCAGAATCTTGACTTCCACCAGACCGCCAACGATAGCGGTGAAGGTGTTGATGTTCAAGAAAGCGGATGGGTCAAGACCGAACCCGGTTGTTTCCAACAAGGCCCGCTTGTCGCCAGCATAGCCGTTGTTTTCCATCATCGACGCGGCTTGGGTGTACTGTCCAAGTGCCCGTGAATCGGGATTGAACAGGGAACGCCAGCTTGGGCCAATAATGGATTCAGCCAACTCTTGAAGGCTGAACTGCTCAGGGCGCAAGCTGCGCTCACCGAGCTTTAGGTTACCGGCGAAATCCCGGTTGTCGTTGCCGTCCTTGTCGCAAAGACCCAGGCCTTGGCGCATTTCGGTTAGGAAACGCCAGCGGCCATTGCCTTCCTTGCTGCGGGACTCGTACAAACTGCGAAGCTTCATCGTGTTCATGGATCAGTACCTTTCTTATTGTGTTGTGGATCAGGCCGAGGTGATGGTGTTGTAATCAGCGAAGTTGTAAGGCGACCATCGCCCAATCAACCGCACCCGCACCGATGTGGTATTCGATGCATAACGCTCGACTACATAACCAAGTGCCTCACCAGAATCGGTTGTCTTCACAACGCTCTGTGCGGAGACATTACCCGCACCAGCGGTTGCTACAACCAAAGCAGCAACCAGATCGCCAGGCTCAAAGGTTGCTGCTGCACAAGTGGCTTCATACAGCGCATCAGGCGTAAAGGTGATGCCTTCTCCGTTGAAAGCTGGGTAACCAGCACTAGCATCAGCCGCCAACTTTCCTTGGAGTGCTACTCCAGCGAAAACCGCGCGGATGGCAGCTTGGTCGGTGTTGATAACACCAGTAGCCACATACACATCGAAAGGTTTGAGAACCTTATTGGTTGTGTCCCAAAACAGAAGATCACCAGGAGTGATGGCGGTTGAAGCTGCGCTAGGCAGATTCATAACCGTATCGGTTGCTGGTTTGTAAAGCCTAGCCCCACCAAAAGTCGTACTCATTGCTCAAGACCCCTTTCTAGGATTAGTTAGACAACCAACGGAACAGAGACTCACCTTCTGGCAACTTGTCGCCACTCTTAGACTCTTGGAAGGTAGCCTGAGTGGGCGAACATTTGGGCTTTGCGGATGCGTTTGCTGCGGCAATCCGCTTAATCAAACGCTCCTTAGAGGCGCGAGTCAAACCCGAAAGGTCATCGACAAATGTCTCTTCAAAATCGATATTGTTAGCTTCGCAAATCTCACGAATCTCTTCTTTAGTTTCGTAGTATGCGAGTCTTTCAGAAGGGTCTTTCGACTCCTTCATAGCCTTCTTGATCTCTTTCTTCATCATCTTCTTGTCTTGCTTCTCGTCTTCGTGACCCTCATCTTCTTCATCCTCATCTTCGCCGTCTTCGGCCTTGGCTTCCATCTTGGAGTAGGAAGACCCGCACTTCTCGCAAACAGAAGTACCTTCCTTGATCTCGTCTTCTTCTTTCTCATCCTTCATGGAAGGTTTGCCGGAGGACTTCTCATCGTCCTTGGCCTCCATCTTGGATTTCATCTTCTCTTCAATTGCTTCTGTTGCGCTCATTTCTTGGCCCCCAACCTGTTTGGAAATCAAATCAATAATTGAGTCGGCTTTTTTGTCATCAGCCATATCGTGCTTGACGATTATCTGCATGACTTTCTCATGCAAATCTTTCATTTCTTTTTCTGAATTATGCATAGGAACCTCTGTATCGTCTTCGCCTTCTTTCAGAGTTCCAGTAGGCTTATTTGCGCTCTTGGATTTCGACTTCGTGAACTTGCGCCTTGCGCCAACAGCTTGTTTTTTGCTCTTATAACGAACTCTGTTTCCCGCTGCTTCTTCTGTTTCCTGCTCTCCTGGAGCTTGCGATTCCGTAAGTGACTTTGTCGTTGCCGGGTCTGCGACGAGATCGACATGGCGGACTTCCGTGATTTTGGAAACCACAAAAACATTCTTCTTGTCTACCATGCCTTCGCCTTGGGCATTGTGACTCATACCGAATACATCGTTAAGCTCTTCCCGTTCAGCAGCTTCGCAAACTGATTCGGCCAGCGGGTGATTCTTGAGATACAGCAAATCGCCGTATACTCCCTCACCCTCCACGAAGCGAACATTGATGAATTTGCCGAATCGATCATGGCTTGACCGCTGCTGGGTTGGGCCTTTTTCCGGGTGATCGATGTTTACCTTAATACCCTCGTACATCGGTACGGCATCTTTTAATGCTTCAGGAAGGTATTTTCTACCATTCTGTGAGTTGAACCCTATAATTTTTACGCCCTTGATTATGCCTTTTTCCCGGTCAATAAGTAGTTTCTTGCCGCCTTGTTGTGCCCCAAAATGGACAAGGCCGCTCAAATCTTCAAGTAGCAATTCGGTATTTTGCATATCTCTATAATGGTTATTGCGTCTATACTGTCAAGTCCCGATAATAATTTTTTTAGCTTTTTTTATCCTAGCTGTTCTTTTCTGCGGTGATTCGGCCTTTATGGATTTTTCGTCGAGCAGCATTCCCGTGACCGGATCAAGCAGTTGTTCCCATTTCAGCTTCTCGCCCTTCTTCAAACGCTTAACAGCTGCGCTATACCTTCGTACACCAATGGCCAATATTTGCCTGTCTTTGGAACTGGTCGAAAACCATTCATCAAATATTTTTGCGTTTGGAATAAGTCTACCTTTAAAGTCATAAAACTTATTGGAATCCAATGACATGATCGGAGTTAACCAGCACCTGCAATTGTATGCTATTGATCCATCTGCCTCCAAAGGCGGATTGGGCATCTGGTCTAAGCCAGGATTTTCATACTGCGGTTTCTTGTAGTAGATGGTTCCGTTTCTAGCTCGATGGGCTGGGCGAATCCTGTCATCCAGTATCCCGTGTACTTGGAACCCAACCAAATCCCTTGGCAAAGCCTCGTATGCCGCCTTGCCGGTTTTCCCAGCCATTCCAGACATAGCGGTGCGGGCAATGGTGTATGCGTTGTTTCGCATCCTTACAAAATATTCAGAAATTATTCTCTGCCGTTTCATTGGATCGTTTTGAATCAACGCCAGCGATGAAAGTACGGTTGGAGACATTCCGCTTTTCGCCATCTTGGCCAACATTCTTTTGCCAATATTTTCTCCACGGATAATGCGGAGGATTTGTTCTTTAGGCACTCCAGGAAAGAAAGTCTTGTTGATGGTCTTCCTTGCTTCCAACATTGAGTATTTTTCTAGAGTCGAAGTGATAATTACGCCCAGGTTTCTAAGATAAAGTTCCATCAATCTTTCTGATTTTTTCTCAAGGAATGTCTGAATCTCAGAATAAATAATATCAATATTGTACTTAACATCGTATGCCTTGTTTATTTGTTCATACGAAGTAGCAAACCGCATCCTCCGTGAGACTATACCCATAGCCTCGCGGGAAATGCGGTTAATCGAATATTGCAATTCGATATTTTGAATTCCGATTAACGATGCCAACTCCTCGTTGAATTGGCGTGTTCTTTTATCCATTCTTGTCCGCTGCTTCCATTTGACCTTGAACCTTTTTAGCCCAGGCCCAACCGGCATCTCCACCCCACAGGAGCCAAGCAATATAGCCAGCAGAATCAACACCCCATCCTTCGCCCTTTTTATCAACTTCATGGCGGGCAAAGAAGGAAACCATTTTGTTAATTACTTTGGGGGTCATCTCCTTGCCGCCAACAATGTCCCTAGCCCTTCCAAGACCAACAGCGGTTCCGCCCCTGCCATACTTCTCACGCAACTTCAGGCCTTTTTGAGCAGCACTACGAACCTGCTTTGGAGGGTGGAATTCAATGTGGTCGTAATCCCCTTTTACATCTTCTTGCAGGTTTTCGGCAATTGGTTGGTCGGGTTCCGGCGGCTTCTGCAAATCCTTGTCCACACCTGTTGGCAATTCCTTAACCGGTTTCAATCCACCGGCAGCTTTGGGAGAAGGCTTATTGATGGCTTCAAGTTCCTCTGGGAAAATCTCGCCCAGGTTTTCTTCCGGCATCAATGGGAACGCCGCTTTTGCAATGGCTTTTCCAACGGAAACAGGAATCTGACCTGTGGCAACCCGCATGACGATTGCCGTTAGGTTTTCAATCTGTAGACCGTTTAGCGCAGAATCAGACATTTGCGTTCCATCATCCTCACCCGGAACAATTTCTTCAGCCAGCTTTTCTTGCATCTGATCGATGTTGTGCTGCTCTTGCTCAAAGTCCAAGCCACGCTCTTGGGCAATAGTCTGAACAGACTTCACACCCAAGTTGTAGTAGATTTGATCGGCTTGGGAATCGGCAATCTTGTCACGGGCCTCCACTCCTGGAGGAGTCACAATCAAATCGATGTTCTCAAGAATGTTGATGGGCAACTCTCCCATTTGGGCAGCGTGACGAATTGCCTCGTACACAACCTTGGTGAACGCCCTCTTGTAGTATGATTGAAGCCTTACGCAGTTGCGAAGGAATGGTGATTCGGCAGTAAGTGAGGAGGCATAATTTGCGCCAGACACATTGGCAGATGACAACCACTCTGGTGCGTTATGTCGGTTGCCAGCCGAGCGTAGAAGGGCTTGGAAGATATCTAGGTGGTCTTTTGCAGAATCCGCACCAGGAGGCTTCACATAGTTCATTCCCTTTGGAATATCGAGGAATGTTCCAGGTTCAATCCGTTGATAATCAGTTGCCCGTCCAGTAGGAACCTGGGCCACAGAGTAATCAATGTTCTCTTCTACGAACGCTTCCACTTGTGCATGGGAAGCGGCATCGTGTTGACGCACGGCAGCAATAGCCGATTGAACCGATGCACCCTCACCGAGGTTTCGGCGCAACTTCGATGCGATATTAAATGTTTCAAGGGTTTCGTAGCTGAAATCGGATAGACCCCGCTTGATGGCGCGCGGGACATTGCATTTGATATGAACGATCCGGTCAGATGCGACAATTTCTCCCTGCGGAGTTTCTTTTGTATTATCGTGTTCCAAGTCTTCGCCCTTGGGGGCAAAATAATTTACATGGTAATTCATGATGTTGAATACATCATCTGGATCAGTCTCAATCCCGTAGGACCAGTTGGAGAAATCCTCTCCAGGTGGCTGAATGATCTGTTCCGGCTCAATGGTCCGTATCAGCATTCTGCCAGATGGCTGGGGAAATAGTCTCAGGAAGCATTCGCCATCCGTTCTAGATCGGGTGAAGATTTCCTGTTCAAAGGTTTCCCATTCGTTTTCGTACATGAATCGATCAACGATCCGTTGCACGGCAGCAATGGTGCTATCGTCAATGTCGGAATCGTTCTTTGGCCCAATTCGGTAGTTATAGCCCGCTCCAATGACATAGGAGCAAAGACCATTTAGGAGGCCTAGGGCATTTGGACTGGTGGTGGCGACAAGTCTAGCTTGGGCGCGGATAACGCTGAGTTGCTGCTCGGAATACCAGAATGGGAAGTTTGATCCGTATCGACGGTCTTGGGGGTTTGAGATGGGGTAAGCAAAAACCCCGCCATCCCTAAAACGATCCAGTAGATCGATGTAATTAGCAAGCCAGAAATCACTTGTGAGAGTCGATTCCCGTAGGGGTCTTTTGACTTTTTTGCCGTGTTCCGGCGAAACAGGTGCATTGGCTTTTCCAGGAACGAGGAAGTCGATGATTTGTCGCCATACGCTCATGCGATGATTCTCCTGGAAACCCTTGTACGGCGATTATTCCAAATTCCAATCATTGCCCTCAATGCCATTTCCAAGGCATCTGGACCATCATCGAATTTCCCAAGAGGAAACTCACGCAGCTGTGCAACAAGGAGCCTGGAACCCTCTGATCTCCTAAATCGGATGTTCCTGTTGGCGAGATAAGGTCCGAGTCTCCTGATTCGCACATCCTTATTGATGGTATTATAAAGTTGGATGATTGGAATATCAGTTCCCTGATTTTGACACTCTGTAAGTATTTGTTTTGCAAGAAGATGCTGGAACTGATTTGTTTCTACTATCAGGGCATCCGGCTCAAAATCCATTGCTTCTGCCACAAATTTGTTTACCAGTTTCTCTGAATCAATCTTCACCATAGTTGCATCACAATAAAGAATTCCCTTTGTGTCACGGGATAGTCGGACTATTGCGGAATAGTCACCATGCCTTGAATCCCGGCCTTTTGATGGATCAACTGCTAGTGTTTTTATCTTTGTTTCGCAATCTTTTGGGAAATCGTCTACCCAGATATGCTCTCCAAAGTGAGAATTGGGCCATTCCGCACCTTCTTGGTCTACGAATTCTCCGTCGAGTTCCTGGGATGCTTGCCGGTCAGAATATTGCTGGGAAACCGCCCCAACGAATTCACGGGCCAGGAATGGATTCTGGGAAGTTTTGGAACGGAACAGGGCTGTATTGTCTCGTTCGCCTTTTCCGAATACCGAGTAGGTCCAATGGCCCATGCCTTTAGGGGTAAAGGTTGCAGTCAGGAAACCCATTCGACCACCTTCTCGAAGGCGGCCAATGCAGATGCTGAACACTTCTTCGGACATAAGCGAGGCTTCATCCATCCAAATGCCAGACAAGTTAGGTCCGCGCAATCGGTCAGGGTCGTCACCAGAACGGAAGATAATTTCGGAACCATTTGAAAGGACAAGCCGAGGAGGCTGTTTCCACTTTTCCTTGGTGATTTCCAGTTCATCGGCAAGCTGATAGATGGTTCGCATCGTTGCGTCTTGGAGGATGGTGTATGTAGGAGATATCACCATGTATAGGCGACCCTTGCCGTCCTCGCTCATGGCTCGGCGCAATAGGTCGTACGCTCCAACATAGGATTTGCCAGAACCGATCCCGCCTACGAAACCACGGTAGAGTGCCTGGGAATGGTGGAAATCGAATTGAATCTGATGCAGACGCATCGTCTTGGTGATGGTCTTCAACTCGCCCTTCTTGGACGGTTTGAATTCCTCGTCAGGATCAATCCCCGCCGGTTTCCGCCCCATCGTTAAAGCTCTCCGGTAGTTTCGGCTTATAACCTATATTTTGCGATGTGACGCTAATCAGGACTTCAGGGGCCGAATGGGCATCCACGATCTCTTCGACCACCTGGAGGCGAACCTGATTGACGGAATGGATCTCTTGGCGTTCGACATAGCCTCGATCCCGGCCCAGAGTTTTGAGCATTAACTGGATTGCCCATTGTTCGCCATTGTCTACAGCCTCCATCAGCTTGGTTTCCGCCTTGTCCAGCATCTTACCACGCTGGTCCTTGGCAACCGATTCCAGTTCAGGGTCGTTCGCAATACGGTAGGCTAGGGCTGATTTGGTTACGCCCAGATGTTCGGCGGCTAAGTAGTACAGTCCACGGCAACGGCGGATTGAGGCGATTATTTCTTCGTTTGTCAGCTTGGTGATGGCGGCTTGGGGTTTCTTACTGTCCAAGATGGAAAGACCTTCGCCAGTTTCCATTCCAGCTAGCTTTTGCAGTTTACCTGATTGCTTGTTGTTTGCCATAAAAATTGTTCCCAAAAATTTGGATTCTCCATTTGGGAGTTTACGAATCGTATAAGACCGGGGTGGGTCTGTCAATTTCCCTATTGGTGGTAGGGATATATAAATATATCTTAGGGTTTAATTGTTCTGAAAAAAATTTTGATAGAGGATAGATTGAGTGTTAAAATAGGAAAGTAGTAAAAAATGGTTCACAAATTTGTGGGGTGAAATACCCCCCTTACGCGATATTTGATGATTTCCTATCTCAAATGTCGTTTTTTCAATGTTTATCATTTTAGTGATGATTGACCCTGGAAGTCTCAATTGTAAAGCGAATATTAAAGACCTGGTTGGGGTGTTATTTGTCCCTGGCAATCAATAATCAGTCAAATAAAAATAATAATGAACTAACCTGGAGCATACCCAATTAGCTATTCGTTGGTGGTGGTGGTGGTGGTTGCTTGTCCTGGTAGCCTATCGTCTGGCCCATGCTAGCCTATGGTTGGTTGGTTGGTTGAATGGTCTGCCATAAGCCAACAAACAAGCCCCTAGTTTTTAGGCTAGGGGCTTGGATGAGTTTAAATGGTACGAATTGGTGCTTTGTCAATTATTCTCGCATGGAAAAGGTTCTATTTTCATCCTCTTGACAATCTTCGCACAAGCCGTTTTCATCCTCGTTTTCGAGGATTATTCCACAATCAAGACAATATGGTCCCCTGCTTTCAATATTCTTGACGATATCGTCTAAATTATCGGTTTCAATAATTGCTATATCGTCACCACAATCGTATACCAAAGTAAGGCAATATTTTTTTGAAAATCCGGTTTCGGTTTCTCTCAATTCAAGATTATCCCAATTAATCCAGATTCGTAAATCTGCCCGCTCGAATTTAGGGCAACCATCATTACCCAGCTGCAATCAATAAACCCTAGACTGTTCAAGATTTTTTCTTCGGATTGTAGATTAAACCCGTTGAATTGA